CATTTTACATGGAATAGATCCTACAGAGTCCCAAAGGAATACAATATCCATTGGAAGGTTTCCTTTCTCTTGTTCATCTAAAAGATCCATGATGAATCCGGCAACATCTTCAATAGTTGATAGATGATCTCTATCGACATAAATAAAGTTACCTCCGTAAGAAATTTCACCAGTTTCTTTATTTACTGTTTCATTTACTTCGAATCCCATGATCTTAGCATGATGCCAATCCCATTTCATCTCAGTTATAATAAACACTGGAAGCTTGCCCATTCTCTGGACATTCATAGCTGCTTCAATCATTGCCGTAGTCTTTCCTGTATCGCTATGGCCTCTAAATGTAATTACGTGACCATGTGGAATTCCTGGTAAACTAATTGCTTCTTGAAATGCTTCTGAAAGTGGGATCCACTCTTGTTTTTTAAACCCTACGTTTTCAGTTAGGTTCTTTGATTTCTTAAAGTTCTCTAAACTAAAGGACGAGTTTTTCTGAAGGGCACTTGCTACAGCACCCTTAATGTTCTTATTTTCTGCCATATGTTACAATTTAATTTTCTTCTCCGAACAAATCATCAAACTTAGAAGCAACGCTGCTCTTATTTTCTGTATAATCAGAAGCAGGTTTGTATGGTCCATCAAAAGGAGGTTCCTCGGTAACAGACTCTTCTACGGCAGGGGTTGATACTTCAGTGGGTTCTTCTTGAGGGTTGATATAATCATGAAGCATCTTTTTGATTTCATCATAACTATACTTTTTATAAATCTCAGTAATTTCTTTCTGTGATTCTAGTACTTTCTTAACTAGGTCTGCATCTTCAGAAATAGGAGAGATATTTCTTTTTGGGGTTACGTTTACAGCAATATAGTTTACATCTCTCTTACCAATTTTAATTACATCATTGTAACCTTCAACAGTAAGATCGGTACCGCTAGTAACATCAGCAATATCTCCAAAGTCATCATCAGCCATAATGCTGAGAAGCTTTTCGTATGTGGTCTTGTTGAACTCCCACAATCTTGCTCCCAAACCTTCTTCTCCTCTTACTAGCACTTGTGCAAAGTATTTAGTTCTTGGTTTTAGTTTTCTAGCAAGTTCTTTGCTGCTTTCTGTGTTCTCATCGTAAAGTTCTCTAACTAGTTGAACTACGGGATCTTTCTCTCCGAAGTTCTCTAAAGAGAATACATTCTTTTTAAAAATGTTGTACTGATGAAAAGTTACTTCTGAAAATGGAAAGTCTTTATTTGTCTTTCTAGGGAGAATCCTGACAACTTGCTTTCCTAACTTTGGTTTCCAGAAAATTGTGGTATAATCAATTTTTTCAAAACCACCACCTGAATTTTTTGACTGAAGCTTACTAAGCCTCTCTTTGATGAGATCAATCTTGGACATAACTTGATTTTTTAAGTGAAAAACAAAAATAGTGAATATTCGGATAATTCCAAATTTATTTTCTAGGACTTCTTTTCCACATTTATGATATCGTGGATTTTAGTCTTAAGCTGTACGAAGCTATTGTTCTGGGTTAACAGGATACTATTTTCATAGTCTTTCCAGTTAACTTTGAAGTTGTTATCCCTTACGCCGTTGTTTAAAGACTCTACAAGCTTATTGAGGGAGTTTATAGTGTATAATACGTTACACTCCTTACGGCGGTGCATCAATATCGTATTAGGAAGGATATTGTTCTTATTTATATTGTCGCTGTCAATGTTATAAGTACAAACATACTCGTTCTCATTATCTGTCTCTAATACAAATATTTTAGAGTAAATGACTTCATACCTACTTTTTATGTCGGTTATAGTCATTTGAAGGTCCTCCTTCTTTGTAAAAGTACAGAATAGCTTATTCAAGTAGTCGTATGTTAAATCAAAAAACGTATTATTTTTCATATATAAATAGTAAAAATAAGTTCAAAAATTAGATATTTTTCATTTCTTGGTAGTTATATCCGAACTTACAGGAGGTTTTGTACCCGTCTTGTTCTAGAATGTCCCTGATCTCTCCTATGGTCTTCTTGCCGTCTTTTTTACTATAATCAAAAAGGAAAGAGTCATAGTTATATAACACCAATTTAGTTACTTTATTTTCTAAATATTTTAGTAAATCGTTTATAATTAAAATATTCCTTTCTGTTTCGTAGTTCTGCAAAACATAGGGTAATATCTGTGTCTTCGAAGTTATACCTTTTATTGGAGATTTCGATAAAAAACTTTCTATAAATCCTTGTTTTTTATAAGTTTGCCACAAAAACTTCTTAAATTCTTTAACCTTTGCGAAAAAAGGGATATCTTCTAGCTCCTCTGATATGGAGTCTGTATATAGAAGTTTAAAAGTTAGGCCCTTGCTTTCCGCATATTGTTCAGCAGTTACCGTCTCAGTACCGTAGTAAAACTTTGCTAAGTGGGTATGTATATCTTCCTCCTCAAACTTATATCCGATATGATACGCTAATATACGAATGTGATACGAAGAGTAATCAAACTCTACAAGAACGTCTTTAGATGGAACAAAAGAAGATCTACTGCCATCTTCCTTGTTCATAGCACTAAAATTGATGCCGTTAAACGCATTTGAAGGCCTGCCAGTACTGGTAAATAAGTTGTATTGAGTGTATATTTTGTCTGATTTAATCGACATTAAAGGGTTTTTTGGGGTATAATGACTGATAAATCGGTCATTATTTATGTTTATACCCTCTGCTTCTATATTACTAAAAATCGTAGGAGCTAAGCATCCATACAGTTTATAGTACTTAGCTTTAAACCAAGATGCTTCAAACTTTATACTGGCTACTAATCTTTCATATTTTTCAAAATGTTTGCAGATAGGTATAATTTTATTAATATCAGGTCTGCCTTCGTACTTCTGATAGAAAAATCTATGGGCTACTGTGTTATAGTCTGTCTCTTCTATGTAATCTCCTGTTTGTAAATACTTGGCTGTTTTTACACAATATAAATCGCACTCTCTCTTTAAATAATGCCTAAGTCTTTTTCCATCTATTGCGTATATATTTCCTACTTTGCCTTGTATAAAATCAAATACTTGGTTTTTATCTAGGCTAAAAGCTTCTGTGTGGTCTATAGAAAGTATAAATCCCATTCTAGATCTGAATGGTTTAATGTATACTAGGGACGGCTCTGATATTTTGGGGTGGTAGTTATCGTTTGTAGATATTACGTCTACAAAACAATTTGTAAAATCGTACTGTGAAAACTTTTGAAACTGTTCTTCCGTTTCTATAATGTAATACACGACATAACCTTTTTACAAATATAGACTACTTTGCGTACTGTGCCAAATTTGTAAAATATTTTTTTACCTCGTTTATTGTTTTTTCAACTTCGTCTAAAGTCTTTTGATTCTCGTTGGCAATCCCAGGAATTCCTTCAGGAGTTGTATATAAAGGGCCTGTTAATTTCCAGACAAATGATTTTGTATTATAAAGAGGATCTTTAGAAGCTCTGTTAAATTCGGATTCAGATACTTCTAATATATTATCCAAACCTCCGTTCACTCTTTTTATAACGTATCTAGTAAAAAACCCTTTTTCATAGTCAGTATCTGTAGGTTCAGAATAGTAAAAATTATAGGAGTCTTTTTTGCTAGAAGTATTGTTTGTTTGTAATGAGTATATTAATTCTTGTGTATCAGATTGATACTCTTTACCAGAAAAAAATTTACCGTCATTAGTAGAATAATAAAATCCTTTATAAAATTTTAAAGTTCTTCTTATTAAGAACTCCCCTCCAGATGTGTAATCTACTTTTAATATTTCTGACTTTGGGTAGTACATGTAGTTTATTGCTTATCTGTAAAATATGGATAGCCTGTTGCTAAAGGTGTAGATAGTATGTATCTACCAGTGATATTGTCTATTGCGTTCTCAATATTTATTAAATTAAAAGTAGTAGATGCTATAGCTCCAAGGTATACCCCAGTAAACGTAGCATTTAACATAGCTTGACCAGTAACAGTACCGGCTGATAAAGGGTTTTTTGCAATCAAAGCCAGATAATCTAAAACTTTATATCCTGTATCAAACACTCTAGTATAATCAGGAGGAGTAGCATGTTGCTCATAACCAGATCTTACTTTAGTCATTTCAGATTGAAATATATTTTTTATGTCTGAATCTTTCATGTCTATATAATATGACATGTTTACTATTATATTCTCTAATATACCATTTTTAGAAATATCAGTAACTCTAGATTGTGTGGTGGTAGTTGTTTGATTAACAGCTGCTTGCCCCTCTCTAGTAGTCCCTGTAACTCTATTTATTCTAGTTTCTGTAATTTTTGGATACAGCCTTTTATACGTGCTTCGAAACTCAGTCAACAGATCTCCATATGTTATCTCAGACCCTCCACTCTCTTGAACCGCCGCTCTAGAATATAATGCTCTAGGTCTCCCAGATTTATCTTTTTTAAAATCTAGCTCCCCCTCCACATCTTTTATAAAAATATTTTCTCTTAGAACATCCATATATAGAGCTGCCAGTATTTTATAGTATCTGATAGATCTTAAGGTGTCTCCTATATTTTTTCTTGATTGTTCTAGTAAGTCTCTTAAAAATTGGGAAGACCTTTCTAAAGATCTCAATTGTTTCTCTTGTTGATCTAATATACAAATCTGAGATCCTAAAGTTGTTTTCCAACCGTTAGTTAATATTTCATTATTTATTTTAGTAACAATAAATCCTATAGATTTTTGTTTATAATCTTTAGGAAGTACATTTTTATCTACGGTAAAGATCTCTCCTATAGTTAAACCAGAAATGCCATCTAAAGTTAGCTCTACTGATATGGGTATCACGGCTTTGTAATCAGTTGCGCAATCTAATTCAACTAACAAAGAATTTAGATATGCGTTCATTGTAGCTAAATTACCATTATTAAAAACAGATATGTTACTATTATCAAGTACGTAATCTCTAACAAATCTAATTAATACTAGTATTTGGTTTAGTAAACTTCTTTTTGATTCTTCTTCAGATACTAAAAGATCAGTGGCTAAATTTGTTGTCTCTTTAAAAAGTCTATCCACTAGGCCTTCATTCAAATAATTGTAAGTGGAAGTCTGTAAAGATGCCACATTCTGCCTACTTTGAGCAGCTACTGCTATCATAGTAGCTTGTGAAGGGAATATTTTAGAATTTATTTTGTGAGACCTTACTATACTGCTATTTCCTAAAATATTTACTTTAAATTTAGAAGACACACTAGATTCCGAAGGCAGCTCTGTATAATGTTTATCAATTATGCAAATCTTATTATCTGTAACAAACTTATCAAAATCATTTATAGAGCCTAAAGAAAAAGATATTTCCGATAACAATTTGGATATGTAAGTGCCAACATAGACATATCCTTGACCAGATATTGCTAATTCTTTGTATAAGGAAATTATTTTACCTATGTTAATATATAAATTTCCTATTATTCCCAAATTAGTATCAGAGTATAGATACTCTTTAAACTGGGCGCCTATTTCGCTAATCGGATCTTCTATATTATAAACGGATGGGATAAAACCAACATTATCATTTTTGTCTTTGAATATAGTAGCTTTACTGTTTCGTATAAGTACTGTATTTGGGTTTATAGATATAGAATTAAAAGATGCTTGACATAGTCCATTAGAAAAGCTCCCAGCTCTTAAAGGACCTGATGGTATTTCTATGTTTATTAGTTTTTGACTCTTTTCCGAAAAAAGATTTTTAAAACTGTTTAATATTTGCACTAAATATGCAAATTGAATATAATAGTTGTATCTGTCATCTAAAGGAGGCTCATCTGATACCGGTATAGGGTTTAGTACAGCGCTGAGTTTTTTTGTTGTGTATATATTTCTATCTACATAAGGCTCGTCTTCTGGCTTAATATCAGCATCTATAAAAGATATAAAACTGTTCTTTTTTAAGTTTCTATTATTAGTATTGCTAAGCTTGCAATATCCATCAAATAATAATTCAAACTGGCTTTTTATTTCAGAATTTTCATTTGTATTTTGATCTTCTCCACTTACTGTCCCAGATATAGTGTCGTTCATTCTTATGGTATCAATAACATCTCCTATACTCATTAAAACAGTGGTACATTCGTAAGACCCGTTAGGCATTAATTCGTACTCAAAATTTCTTATAGATCCTAAAACTCCGTCATAATTTCCAGAATACTTATGTCTAAGTTTTTGTAAACTATCATATATACCTTCTTGTGTTATATTCTCGTTAAAACAATCTATGGTATTAAAAGGTGTATTTTTAATAGAAAAGGCACTATAATCTGTAGTTAGTATTTTAGAATTTGTTTTACTATCATGAGAATCTCCATTGACACTAGTGTCTAAGTACATTGACCATCCCCACTCCAAAAGAACTTTGTATCCCGGCCTTAAAAAAAGAATACTGAGTTCTTCAAGCTGCGTTACATCCCATGCATAAAATTTTACAGTAGCCTCTGTCAAGGATCCATAAGCTCCTAAACTTCTAGTAGTCATGCTAGTTATACCAGGCATAGGCCTTATACCATATTGGGTACTGCTTATATCTCCTCCATACGAAGCCCCTCTCCCTCCTATACCGGACCTTACCTTTGCTGTATTTGATTCGATATTAAAATCGTAAAGAGTCCCTCCTTGCAATATATACTTCTTTGCTAAATTAGAACTTTCTTGATAATCTACAAAAGAAGTCATTCTTATCCATGGAGTTTTGGAAGATACGTATTTTGCAAGCTCTACAGGCCTTTCTACTTTACTTAGAAGATCTTGTCTAGCTTTTATCTGCCTTACTACAAATGGTTTAAAAGTACTTTTAAATATTGACATATAGTTTACACACCATTTAATATTTCATATTCAGATAATACTCTTTCAAGATTAAAAGGAATTCTTAATTGAGTTCCTGGTGTTACAAATATACTATCTCCTGGCAAATTATTAGCAACCATTAACACCCAATAATATTCTGTTGCTTTATAGTATTCATAAGATATCATATCAAGTCTGTCTCCATATACAGTTTCTATGTAAATGTCTTGATCAGAAAATGGTATGTCTGGATACTTGGAAGCTCTATAGTATCTTACAGAATTTTGACTTTCCTTAAGTACTTTTATATTTGAATATCTACTACTCATTTTTAATTAGTTTCTTTTGGTGCTAGTCTAGTGTCAGATAACTTTTCTGATATTCCATTTAACCATTTTAACCCTTCTTTATTCTTATCAAATCCGTTTATTCCAAAGAAAGGAGCGCTAGCAGATTTTCTTGGAAGGAAGTTATATATTGGAATAAATGTCATAGTACACTTTATAAGTTGTGGCAGTTCGTGCATATCTGCGTCCCCTCCACTTGTATTTTCAGGCTCTGATAAAGCTATCTCCCAGTTTGAATCTTCATCCACAATCATATCAAAGCTAGTTATTATTCCTGGTTGATACAAGAAAAAGTCTCCTATGGTTAACTCTGCTATGTTACCTCTCATAAGCCCGGCACTAGAATAATCTGCTGCCATACTAGATACCAAATAGTTTAATTTCTGGTACAAAGGTTTCATTTCAGCTCTAGAAGAAGCGGCTACAATAAAAGAAAGTGTTACAGTTTCTGTAAATCCATCATAAGCGTAGAAAGATTCTCCTCTTCCTACGTATTTATAAGCATCCCATTTAGACACCACATTCCTTCGTATGTTAGATATGTAAGCTCTAAAAACTATATAGACTCCATAGTTAGCTTTTCCTGTTGGGTCTGAAGGTCTATCATTATCTAATACTTTTATTCTAAATTTAACTATGTCCCTAATAGTTTTTGCATTTACTACTCTGTCGTTAACATCTAAAAGATCGCCTCCTTCTGATACAGGAGCGTTGTTATAGTATAGTCCTATTAAATTTATCCTATCAGAGTTTTCAACACTTCCTGTAGCAGTATATGTCACTCTATCAACAGCTCTTCTGGGTTTTGCTACCCCTATCCTAGTTTCTATATTATATTGTTGATAGTTAGAAATAGGGAGAAGATCTCCAGAATTTCCTGCTAAATCAAAATTTACAGCATTTTTGTAATCTCTAAAATCAAAATTACTTCCTAGATTTTTTCTATTACCCTCGAATTCGTTTCCTTGAAATACAGAAGTAGGTAGATCTCTAGGATCTGTTTCCCCCAATACAAAAGCATTAAATATGGTTTGATCGTCTTTTTTATTCTTATCTACATCTATATAAGCGGTCCTAAAAGAATCAGCACTTTCTCCAAATCTTCGTAAAGCTTTTACAGGTATTGACACAAAACCACTTTTTGAATCTACTACTGGATTGTTTATAGAATGGTAGAATCTCCTTATGGTAGTACTGCCTATGCCAAGGAAGGATCCTGCTCCTCCTCCATATTTCATTATAACATTTTCATTTTCATTACCTAGCTTCGCTACTAAATTTTGAAGTCTGTTATTACCTGCTTCATCTTGATCCAATATGTATTTTCCATAATTTCTTTCACTCTCAGTCTGAGGGATTAATCCGTGTTTTGTGAATCTAGCTCCTAAACCTCCTAATGCAACTTGAGCTAGTGTATTTAATCCCAAAGGATTGTATAGTTGAGTAGGAATTATCTTTTTGTCAAAAACATCTACATTTATTTGTTTTATGTTAGGGTTACTTCTCTGAAGACCTGTTTGTTTTAACAAAAACAAAGGACCTTTAGTAGTTGTATATAAAAACTGAGTAACCCTGGACAGATCGGAAGCAGTTCTGGATGCTAAAGTTACAGCTCCAAATTGAGTAAGTCCATCATCAAAATTAGAAGGAGACCATCTAGTATCAACCCCTCTTACAACAAAAGGTTGGTTACTACTCCCACCACCAGGCCTATCTTTGCCATAAGGTAGATTATTAGCCGTGAATGTACCATACCCGCTATAATACCTGTGGTTTTCTAAATTATTTGCTAAATCTTGTAATGATGGCACTTCTAATTGTTTTATGCGTATTTTGTATCTGTTCTTTTCTGGGCTATCCCTATTCCTATTCCGTCTACTTGTAGCACTATGTTATTTTGTATAACTGTATCTTTTTGATTAGCTCCTAAAGTTTTATCATCTCTCCTATCAGTATTATTCATTTGATTGAACGCACTTGAGCCTTCTACCCTTCTATCAGTATTGTTCATCTGTGGAGTAGAGTATGCAGTGTTTGGAGCGGAAGGCATAATAGCAGCGGAAGTATTTAAATTAGGAACAACAGAATTAGCTCCTACTTGTGGAGTATATTGAGTGTCGTTTCCAGAGGCGGCAAATGATAATCCACCAACAGCGGCTACTCCTGCTAATCCTCCTAAAACTAAAGATAACCCTCCAGTAGCCATAGCAATAGCTGCTGCTAAGGATACTGCCAAACCTACTACCACCCCTAAAACTACTTTTAAAGCAGTAGTGTTAGATAAAAACTTTGCAATGCCTTCTAAAATTTTAATCATAGGACCAGCAGCCATTTCTGTAAAAATCTGCTTAATTCTTTCAACAGACTCTTCAAATCTTTTTTGTAAATCTGCTCTAGCTATATCCTGCAACAAAACCTCTCCCCCTTCTTTTTTTCTTGCTTCTTCCATTAGAGCAGCCATTCCTGCTGTATCATTTCTAGATCTAAGCAAGGCATACTGCTCTTCTAAAGCTTGTTTATTTTGAAATCCTAATTTATTTAAAACCTCTTGCTCTCTAGCAGCTTTTGTTAACTCTTCTGCTGACATACCTATTGAAGCTGCTAATCTGTCTCTTTGAATAACATTAAGGTTTGTTAAACCATTCAGACCTCCCATTTGGTCCATTAACTCTTTAGCAGCTTCTACAGATTTACCATCCAAAGCTAACGCTCTAGCTTTTTCAAAGTTGAACCTCTTACCTATTAACAACTCAGCTTCTAATTCTCCTGCTATAGATGTTTCAAAATCTAAAAGACTTTTAGAAATTTTTTGTGTTTGTTCTAAAGATAATCCTAATTTATTTGCTTCTATTACTGCTTTAGCAATTAAATCCGGATTGTTTTTATACATTACAGATATTTCGGAATTGATTTTAGAAATATCTGATATTATTTTTCTATATGATATTGCAGTTGTGTTTTGTTTTATTGCATTTTGTAAAATATCGTCAGCTGATTTTCCAGATAACAAAGATATTTTTTGTATTCCTGCTGATTCTTCTTTAGAAAGCCCCATTTGTTTTGTTAACAAAATTTGACTTTGTACCATTTTAGAAGTAAATAAAGAGTTTGTCTCTAAAACTTCCTGTAGCTCTGCTGTAGCTGCTACTTGATTTTTTACTGATAAAAAAGCAGAATCTAGTCCCTTTACTATGTTTCTGTTTTCATTAGATATCTGTCTGAAGTTATCTAATATTCCTATAGCTGAGTTTCTAGTAATACCTAAATTGTTACTAATTTGTACTAGTTGCTTATCAAAATCAAAAGCTATTTTTACTAATGCTTTGATAGCAGCTGCTATTGCAGCTATAGTAATTAACATTAGAAATAAAGGACTCTTTACCACTCTCATTATCTCACTTCCTAAAGCGCTAAATCCTTCTTTAGTACTTACTTTAAACGCATCAGATATTTTCTTAAAGTCCATAAAGTCTTTTAAGAAAGGTATTCCAGTCATAGAACCAAATATCTTAGCCAATGCACTAGCTTTTAATTGAGCTTCTTTTACTTTAGCGTTCCCTTTATCTAATAAATCATTTAATTTTTTTAATTCTTCAGCATTTAATTCTCTTGCATTTTTCTCTTTCATTAAAACATAAAGAGCTTGTTCATCGGCAGTTACTTTTTTTCTTACTTTCTTATCTGTTGATTCAACTCTTTTCTCAATGTCTGCATACATAGTCTTTAGATCTTGTGCAGGCTTATTACTTTTTTGCAGAGATTTATTTATATCATTTTGTATTTTGTCTATATTAGTCTGTATAACTTGTGTCTCAATTGAATTTGCATTTATTCTGGATTGTATAATTTCCTGATCTATATATTCTCTGCCTATCTTGGACGCTAAATTTCTAGTATCGTCTAATGCGTGTTTTAAATCAGTAGAGAGTTCAAAAGATGTTTTTAATAAAGTAGAACTTTTTTTAAATTCTTTTGATAAATCTTTAACAGCATCTACAGAAGTCAATACGTTAGCCCTAATCTTAGTTATTTCAGTAGCGACATCTCTAGCTCCCTTAAGTGTATCATCAAAAGACCCTGTTCCTGAATTGGTCATCTTTAAGCTTTATATATAAATATTAAAGCCGCTATTTTTTACTAGCGGCTCTAGGGGATACGTAATCTGCCATATGTTCTTTTCTCTTGGCTAGGTCTTCCATGTTTAAGGTAGTACCTTTATTTTGTGCTTTTTCTATTTCATCATTATGTTTTTTAATGATATCAGATAGTTTTTTTATATTCATAAGCCTATATGATGCAGGCATATGGTAGGCTTGTTGATAAGATATTGCACCTTGGCTATTCATCGATAACCAAAGCAATTCATCAAACATATAATTTCTATACTCCGAACTCAGGCCAAAAAAAGTCAACAGTCATGGGTAGACTAAGGCCCTCCACAACCTCTCCATTAACAGTTGTAAAATCAAACTTCATTACTATGTCTGGGGTATTGTCTGCTATGTTTTTTCTAAGGCTTTGAGAATCCCTTATAGGCATTGTTTTGATAAAATCTCTAACTACTTTTTTATCTCTATCCCCATCCACCGCTACTATTGAATGTGCAAGTCTTACTGTAACGTCTGAAGAAAGGTTCTTATTTACCTTTTGTAACCCTCTTATCTCTGCATCAATAGCCATTTCATCCTTATGGGTAGCTATTTTATAAGTTATTAACTTACCTGACATAGGGAGCTGGTAATTAAATTCATTAACTCCTTTTTTAACTTTATCCCAATCTATCTCTTTTTCCTTTAATGTAGATAAATCTACCGTAACCTCTTCAGGTACTGTTGATCCTGCCGGAGTATATTTAAAAGGGTACTTGCTACCATATGCTAATATCCTAGCTCCTATCATGATAGCGTTTTTATCTCCTATAAGAAGATCATTGTAGTCAATTTTACTTGCTATAATAGCCTGTAAAAACTTGTCAATAACTACTCCTTGTTGAATAAAGTTTCTATTTGTTAAGATGTCTTCATGCATTGCAGTAGGTAGGTATAACTCAACTTGTCCTGAACTTAGGGGGCTGCTTTCTGGGTAGAGGAACCCTTTTGAGGGAAGGTCTAAAGGTTGTGTCGGAACATTCATTAAATCTGCCATAAACTATATTTTGTATATATAAATATACGAATTTATTTTTTTATAAAAAAGAAACCCACTTAATATCGGTGGGTCTTTTGTATGGGTGTTTGGGGTATTTTTATTTAATCCAACCTTCTTTTAAAGAGTGTTGCAACATTACTCTAGCAAGCTTCTCTTCGTCTAATTCTCCACTCTTCATCTTCTTTTTAAGTTCTGCCATCTTTTGTGAGGTCATCTTATCAGATATCTTTTTTACAGCATCAGGTTCTCTAACCAACTTAGTCAAAGCCTTTTTAAACTTTCCTACATGCTTTTCAGCCTCTTTTTCTTCTTCAGCCTGTGCTTTCTCTTCAAGCATCATTTCATGGGCTGTAAGGGCTTCTAATGCAGCCTTAGCAGATTCCATTTGCTTCATTGCTTTTTCAGCAAGTCTTTGCTTCTTTGGATCTTCTTTAGCTTCTGCCATTGTCTTTAGCTTGTCTACTATTTCTGATACTTGACCTGCTATGTCGGATGCCTTTACTTCGTTTTCTAGTACTTCTGTATCAGCTACTTTTTCTTCTTCTGCGGCTTCTTTTTGTCCTGGTGTTACAAAATCTACAGCGTTTCCTTTGGCTAACTCGGCTTGGGCTTTTTTCTTAGCGTCTGGATTTTGCACTCCGCTTATTTTTCCATCTTTAGAGGGGACAGTTAATTCTTCAAGTTCTTCTTTAATTATTTTCTTAATAAGACTATCAAGTTTTTGAATTTGCTTCATTTTTAATGCAATTTGTGTATATAAATATCAAATTTAGTGTATAAATATCAGATTAGAAACCTTCCTCAGTAAAAATCTTCTCAATTCTCTTAGGAAGTTTTTTATAATTCATATTAAATTTAGGGGACATAGCTTCTATAAGCTTTTTATTACTGTATGGACTGTTTTTGGTGCTGCACCATCTCCTAGAAATCAACATGTAGTTGTAAAAATGAATATATGAATTAGCTTTCTTAGTATAACTTACAATGTCAATAGGTAATTCAAAGTCTTTTATGAGTTGAACAGACCTTTTTTCGTTATCTAACTCTAAATCTCTACAGTTTGCTATGTGTTTTTTTATATTCACCACGCTATTTCCCTCTAACCAGTAGTCTAGTAACGCCATACTTTTCATACAGGCTTTCCATAAAGGAATCTGTTCTTTCCACTGAGTCAAGTGGCAGTACTCATGGACTAATATTTCTACGGAATCCTTTCTACCCATAGAACAAACTAAGGTAGGTACAGTTTCGTCAAAATATCCTGAGGCTTTTATAGAATTGGTGACTTTTACATACTTTGTCTTCCTTAAATCGCATTTAACGCCTTCTTTTCGGCATTCTGCCTTAACAAAAGCGATAAAGTACTTAAGTTTATCCATAGTATATACATTAAAAAACCCGCCATAAATAAATATGACGGGTCTTTCCTTTTTAAAGATATGTTAATTAGAAGTTCAAGACCATTCCTGAGTTTCCTAATGTCATTTCTATTGTGGTGTAGGCGTCCAAAGACCAGTCCCAATCACCAAAAGAAGATACATTCTTAATGTAAGCCTTCTTGATTACCCACTCATTCACTATGTTTCCTACAGGATCGATAGCGTTGAAGGTAATGTCTTTCCAGTAGAAGTCACCGTAGCCAGCACGACCTGTTACAGTTTCGTAACCAAGTCTAGCCCATTCCATAACTGCCTGCGCACCTGAAGGAGACACTGGGTTATAGAGACTAAGGGTTACATCATTCCATCTACGCTTAGCACGAAACTTCACGTATGAGTTGATGTTGTCGATGATAACTTCTCCATCATCGTATCCTATACCTCCTACCTTTTTGATCAGGTAGGAAGGGACTCCTTGTATATACATTATGAATCTATGTTGGAGGATTGGTTCAAACAATGTGCCCAACATTTCATCGGGAGTACTAAGTATTGCCATTTTATTCTAGTTTATTCTATTAATAAATATTATATTATCCGAAATTAACCCCAGTAGCTGTGATATTGAATTCCAACAAGATGAATTCGATAGACTTCACAGGAGATACGTAGATCTTACCTACGAGTTGGTTACGATCGATTACATCATTAGTATTCAAAGTATCATCAATCTGAATACGGAAGGCATACAAACCTTGACGAGATTGTACACTCTCCATGTAAGGAGTTATTGCTGAGATAAGATTATTCCTAGTGGCAATAGTATTATTCTCAAACACATAGTTAAGAGCAACTCCGCTAATGTATTCACGTAAGTTGATTAACAATCTACGAACGTTGATACGATTCAAAGCTGTATCTCTAACTTGTAGAGTCTTCTGACCCCAGATTACTACTCCGCTAGTTTGGAATTTAGCAATTGGGTTAACTCTACCATTGTAAAGAGCATCTCTATCCGCCTTAGTCAGACGTATACGAGTGTCGATTGCTCCACCAAGACCTCCACGATTAAGACCAGCAGGAGCAAACCATTCAGCAGCTACTCTGTCATTATATGCGTAAGCTTGTGGAACTATTACAGTTGGAGGAACGAATATATCTTTAGTGCTATTCAAATCCTTAACTTTAACCCAAGGATAGTAAGCAGCGCTGTAGCTAGAATCAAGACCAGCAGCAGTAGCTACCGCAGTAACAACTGTAGAGTTTAGACCTGTAAGATCACGGAGATATACCGCATCAGTACGCTCTTCGCACATATTCTCTGCAAGGAGTGTTACAGGTGAGTGATACTCTTCAATTACACCAGGCAAAGCCAACAAATCAAAGTTATACTCTTCTACATTAGATAGAATGTCTATAGCTTTTTGATAAGATGCAGCTCCGGCAGCAGTTCCGCTAGATAAATTAAATCCAAACAAGTTAGATGCTGATATATCTTTTCCTTTCTTCTTTATAGTAGTGATGTTCATACCATCAGTACCACCTTGGAAAGGAAGCATAAATTTGTTATCTGCACCAGGCTTGGTGAAAGCTACGTTAGAACCAGTGCCAGCTCCTAGAGGAAGTGGGTTCAAATAGTTCCAGTTATCGCCATTAGAGTAATCAAATCCAGAGAATGAAACACTAGCAGCAGTGCTACTAAGCATTACTGCAGCTGGTAAGAACTTACCACTAAATCCAGCAATTGGCTCATACAAAGCCTCATGTCCATTTGGATAAAGTTGAGGGAAGATAGCGCCATCAGCAACTCCTTCAGCAAGTTCTACACGAATATAGTTAGATCTGCTATCAAAATCACCGTATTGAATAACTTTAGCAAGAGTTACGTTGTATTCAGAATACTTGTCTCCGATTGCTTTTGCTATATAATTAGGTGCATTTGGATCTAAAGAAACTCCTACAAATTGTTCGATTATAGATGGAGCCCTGTCAATATCATTCCACTGACGTACTATGACATCAAATGTAGAATAATCTGCAGCTGTAGCTCCTTGACTAATGTTGTCTATACCAACTTTAATATCTTTGTTGGTTTTCAAACCATCAGATCTGTGGTGGAATTTAAACAACTTAACTCCACTATCAGAAACAACCCATGGAGTAGATGCGTGATCGTATCCTCCAGGATTAGAACTGGTGAAGTTACAGTTAGTAGCTGTGAATACTAGTGAATCGTTTATGCTTCCAGTGTAAGCACCACTAACAGCAAGCGCACTTCCTGTGATGTGGTTACTAAATAGTAGATAAGGGAATACAGAACCAGTTTGATAGTTCTCATCTGTACCCAATACTTTAGATATGTAAACAGGAGAGCTTGGATTTAATGACGCACTGAAAGAAGAACTGAAAGCTCCACTTCCACTGTAGCCTATAAAAAATCCATTGAAAGCATTATAAGTGCCTCCTACGAAAGAAGCGGTACCTATACCTACTGCTGCAGTATCGTTCTTAGTTGGGTAAATTACACTAAGGATAGTGCTACCGCTAATTATAGCTGCTAAAGGTCTAGTATTAGTGTATATGTATCCACCATTACCAAGTATTCTAGTTACTTTTGCTGTATTTCCAGCTTGTAAGTAACTATAAACAGTTTGCGGAACATAGCTGTTTGCACCATCGGCACCAAACAACGCAGTAAATTGGCTGTAGCTAGTAACGTCTACTGGAACGAAAGCAGGGCCTTTTTCAGTAGGTCCTACTACAGCAAGGCCTGTTTGTTCAGTACCTTGAGAGTAGAAGCTCTGATCGTTTTCGTAGGCATAGACGCCAGCGGAAAGAATTTGTTCTGTCATTTTCTATAAGATTTGAAAAATATTGTGTATTGATACGTTAATAAATATCAATAATTTTCAGCAAAAAAATGACAGAACAATATTTATTAAACCGCTTCTATCTTGCCAGCAGCAAGATCTATAGTGCCTTCACCGTACTTTTTAAGAAGTTCCTGTGAAAGTTCGCTTTCTTTTTCTCTTAATTTAGAATAATCAGCAAATAACAAATCCTTTTCTTTCTTCAACTCATCTTCTTTCTTACTGAGAAGGTTTAGTTTAATCTCAATATCTCCGATAGAGTTTAGAGTTTTACCAAACATCTCATTTAAACTTCTTAGACTATCAATCTCTTCTTGAGTCAAATCTCTAACTTCTGCCATATTATTTATTTTATATTTCCCATTTTTCTAGTGGACAAGCTTGTTTGCCTGGCAAAGGAGAGAATATTTTCTTCTCCAAAGGACATCCACACTTCCCACAATAATTATATTTCAGTATCTCACTTATCTTATTTTCCTCACAATCATTACAAGTAGATATCCTCTTTTCTGCCTTTTCCTTTTCTTCTTGAGAAGGATTAGCTGCAGATATCCAGGCTGAAGCGATCTCAAGTAGCTTGTTCACTCTGTATTATTTTTTAGTTACTGCCTTCTTTTTTGCAACAGTTTTCTTAGCTTTTGGTTTTGCTTTTGGCTTTGGCGCCTCTGCTTGTACTTCCATAGGTGCTGCTTCAGGAAGTTTTTCAAATAAAACCTCAAGAGCTGGTGATACTTCCAACACGGATTCTGGTTGAAACCCGCCAAAAGACTTGTCAGTTTCGTACACAAAAGAACTGTCTACAAAAGAACTGGTAGCCTCTAATGGAGGTTCTACAGGATTTGGTGCTACCTTAGGATCTTCTTTTTTCTTTGAGGATTTAAATACAAAAAACAATACTACTGCGATTATAGCAGGAATAAGAATTAATACTGGATTCATAAATTTATTTTTTTTCTACTAATAAATATATACAAATATATATTTTTTCTGTATAATTTATATATTTTTTATAAGAATTTTCTTTAAATTTAAAATTAATATCCATTAGTATCTAACCATTCTTGGAGTGGCTGTCTATCTCCATTATATAACTCTCTTCTAAGATCGTGTTCTATATGTTGTTCAGGAGTTGGAACTTCTCCGTTTGTTAATAGT